GGTATTGATCCCACTTTCTAGATCAGTGAGCTAGTGAAGTAAGGTTCAAAACTAATCATCGCCATGAAGCAAGTAGCCGGGTTTATTGGTATGAGTCAAAAGAACAAAGGAATTCAGCAAAACCAGTGGCATTCCGGTCCGCCACAGGGACTGCTTTCAGGACAAACGAAAGCTGAACAAGGTACCAGCAGTCAGCAAGCTGGAGTGAATCAAGGAGAGAATTCCAAATCTGGGGCGGTAGTCCAGAGGAAAATGCCAATGAGGAGAGACGTTAATTCTGCCGCACAACGTCAACATGTAAGGAGGTTGGTGTACACACCATACTTTCCAAATGAAACATGGAATATATCAACATTCAAAAATGGAGCTAAAGACGTAGAACGGTCGGTTATATCGACGCTGAACAACGTCGCTGAGAATAGAGTCATGGACAACTGTACTTCCAGAGTCATTTTTGAGATGACTCAAATACAATTTGAGTCACTTCCAGATATAATAAGAAATGAATTTACTAGAGTTGGGGATGACGCCTTGAAATGGGCGGTCCCTGAAGATTTGAAATCTGCAGATCTTGACCATATGATGGTCGTGAAATTATCAACAGAAGGCACGATATACCCAACGACGCTTATTTTTCCAGGTGGATGTAGTGGGATGGCTAAATTGAAATCAGTCTACTCATTCTTGGAAAGTCAGCTAGAAAGAATAGTCACACCGACACCCTCGGTGTCTTTGAAGTATGTTACAAGCTGGGCTGAGCACTTATTTGATCTGTGCTCCGGACAGCTGATCAATTCACAAAACGAGCGTGTAGACAAACTGCTTGGATACATGATCTGGGATATTGAAAAAGCTATCACTTTGACTGATCAAGTGATCGCATGTTACAACCACCCTGAAGTTGTGCTGAGGAGGCTAGGGGCCTCGGATATTGCATGCGCTGTGTTAGCTGGGGAGTCTGTGGTGAAGCTCACCCGCCTAGCGTTATCCAAGTCTCCTGTTGATGGCTGCTCATGCTGTAGAATATTGGAGCTGATTCTAAATTTACCATCACGTAAGCCCAACGATAAGGTGCCGCAGGTACCATTGGACATACTATTCGCATCTGTCTATAGATACGTATCAGCCATGTGCATGGGGCGAGTGCTGAATGGGCGCATTGACGCATCGGGGATACAGTCGACTGATCATGCGACTGCTTCGATCAAGCTGAATGATATAATTGTAAATGATCTTGAGTTAAGGAGTATGGGTGTTGATAAAACGTCATCATTCAGAGGAACGCAATCTATGAGGGCGTTCTACGTTCCTGAGAATTTAGCAGGCTCTATACTAGATAGGATTAACGTGTTGGTCATGCGCCATTTTGGAATCCTGCATATGTGGGGTTTTAATGGTGTAGTACTTCAAAATCAAGAGGGGTACTGTGACTATCACATTATAACAGGATTAAACCACTTAACAACTATAACGCATACTAACTCCATGGTTGCAGTACATTGGGGTACTGAATCAAGGATGGATAATATATTTGAAATAAAAGCAAGAACTCTTCCAACCGCATCCGAGACGATGATAACATTGATCGAAAATGCCTTGAAGGAGCAACTGACATCAATAGTGAAAGACGGCCTCAGGAAGGGAGTAAGTTTTTCAGTGAAAAGAAATATAAATGACTCTCGCTTTGGATTTGAGACTAATTCATCCCCAGCGATATTTCTGAAACTCAGAGACATGCTAAAAAGAGCTAAGCCTTTCTCAGACCTGTTATCCTTGGCATTGTCAAAGGTAATAAAAAAAGAGAACGCTATGATACAACGGTCAATCACCACAGTGGAAGTGGCCGTTGCCATTAAAATGAAAGTCTATGGGTTGGATGAGTATGTCAGCCTGATGAAAGTTGAGAAGAAGGAAGTGGAAAGTGGAAGCCTTCCACTTCAAGAATTTCTGAAATTAAAATCAAATGCAGCAGGGGCACAGTCATCGACTGTTGCAGTTAAGATGAAAGAAGAAGAAGTCAATAGCAAAGCCTATTGCCTGATATCAGAAACTATTGTTGTAAACATGGACGCAGTGAGAAGTGCATGTGGAGTAGTGCAATCAGAGAATCTGGTCATAAAGTCAGAACTTTCAGGACCAGAATTGAGTGAAAGTGTAACTTCAGGGTTGATGGAGTTACTAGGAAGAAATGCCGGACCAAGTAAATCTTGGGCTGACCAAGTTGAAGAAGCGGAAAATGAAGAGGAAAAACAAAAGGAGTGAGTGTGCTCCATTTCTGGATCGGAGTGTCTTGCGAGGCTCGGGTCTATAGATTTATAAACATGTATTATAATTAATATTATTAGTGGTAATATATTGCATTTGTAAATAGTGTGCTTATCTCATTAGGCCTGCCATTAGGGCGGGGTCGTGATGAACCCTCAGGACTATACCACGTCCCATTTTAGCTCGCTATAGCAAATTTGAGTATCAACATAAGTGACTGGAGTTTAAACCCTCTTAGCTTTATTCTTGAGCGAAGCTATAATGACGATGGTTGGTCTAGGGCTGATGGATCATCATGAT